CAAGGCGGCCGGCCGCTGCATGATGAAGGGGCGCAAATAATGCCGAAGGGTCTTTACGCAAACATCGCCGCCAAGAAGGCACGCATCAAAGCCGGATCAGGCGAGGCGATGCGTAAGCCCGGCACAAAGGGCGCGCCAACTGCGGCTGCGTTCAAAGCATCTGCTAAGACGGCGAAGAAGAAATGAGCATCACGACATACAGCGAATTGCGGTCGGCGGTGGCTGATTTTTTAAACAGAGACGATCTTGCGGCAACCGTTCCGACGTTTATCGCGCTGGCCGAGGCAGACATCAGCCGAAATCTGCGCCATTGGCAGATGGAGGAACGCGCGGTTGCAGAGATGGACACGCAATATAGCGCCGTGCCATCTGACTGGGTTGCGACGATCCGTTTCCAGACGGCGGGGGATGGCACACGCCCGCTGGAATTGATTAGCCGCGCGGAAATGTTGGATCGGCGCGCTAGATCAAGGGACGTCGCCGGTCGCCCGCAGTTCTACACGATGGCAGCCGGGCAGTTTGAGGTGTTTCCGACGCCAGATCAAACTTACAACGCCGAATTGCTTTATTTTGCGCGGGTTCCTGCGCTGTCAGATGCGGCCCCGACAAACTGGCTGCTGACGGCTGCACCTGACGCTTACCTATACGGTGCCTTGGTCCACAGCGCGCCGTATTTGCAGGATGACGCCAGATCTGCTATATGGGCATCATTCTATCAATCCGCCATTGACGCACTCAACAGGGCATCTGATGATGCGAAATACAGTGGATCTGGCCTTCGCATGAGAATTGGAGCATACGCATGAGTTTTTCGAACACATTTGAGACCCGCGTCTTGCAGTGGGTTTTCACTGCCGGTGCGGTAACGCGGCCAACGGCTTGGTATGTGGGGCTGTTTACCTCAGCGCCAGGCGAGGCTGGTGGAGGCACTGAGGTTTCCGGCGGGTCATACGCGCGTCAGACTATCGCCCTGACTGTCACGGGTGACACCGCAAGCAACTCTGCAAACATTGAGTTTCCAGAGGCGACCGGGTCTTGGGGGACCGTCACCCACATGGCTATTTTTGACGCCCTGTCGGGTGGCAATCAGATTGCCTACGCGGCTTTGACGGCATCAAAGACAATTGGCACCGGCGACGTTTTGCGCTTTCCCATTGGCGACATCGACGTGACATTGGATTAACACATGGTCAAATTAGTCAACCGCGCTAAGGTCGCCACGGCCACGACTGGCACTGGCACGATCACTCTTGGCTCGGCTGAGAGTGGCTACCAGACCTTTGCTGATGCTGGTGTGGTTGACGCTGATGTGGTGCGCTACGTCATCGAGGATGGCACTGACTGGGAGATCGGCACAGGCACCTACACGGCCTCTGGGACGACCCTGAGCAGGACTGTGCTTGAGAGTTCTAATGCTGATGCTGCGCTGAACCTGACGGGCAGTGCGGTGGTGTATGTGTCGGCAGCAGCTGCGGATATTCCGCCTGTTCTTGAGTTGTATGCTGAGAACGCTGGCACTACTGTGCAATCCTTCCCAAACAATGTTACTGGGACAGACTCCATTGCACTCGGTTACAATAACACAGTGTCAGGAAACACCAGTTTTTGTTTTGGTTTTTCTGGTCAAGCTACCGCATTAAATAGCATTGCTATAGGGGCAAGCGCACAAGCCACTGCAAGTGGCACAGTTTCTATTGGGCAATCTGCTCTTGCTAGCGGGGTAGATGCAGTCTCAATTGGTCGGTTAAGCGACGCCAACGGAATAAACTCTGTTGCACTTGGCCGTAACACACAAGCTGTTCCCGCAAACTCAACTGCCATCGGCTTGAACTCTGGGGGGACATCCTCAACAACTGCAACAGGCTCAGGCGCAATGGCCCTTGGTGGCTCCTACGCCTCTGGCGCAGACTCCTTGGCAGCAGCTATAGCCAACAACACCTCCAGCTATGGCGCTACTGGGGCTAACTCGGTGGCGATTGGGGAATTGGCTAAAGCTAGTGGGCAAAAGTCTTTTTCTGTTGGATACGCCACTCAAGCTACAGGAACTTATAGCTACTCTTTGGGAAGACAAGCGCAGGCAACACAAGAAGGAACTATAGCAATAGGCTCTTTTGCAAAGTCTGCTGTTATTGGCAAAGTGGCAATAGGCGGGTTTAGCCCGAACAACATAGGCGACAGTCAAGCTGGCATTGTAAATCTTTATTCTGATACCACAAGCGCAACCCCAGAAGCCCTGACAACAAACAACAGCACCGCTGGCACCACCAACCAAATCATCCTCCCAAACAACTCTGCCTACGCCTTCCACGGCACCATCGTGGCCCGTCAGCAAGCCTCGGCAGGCACTGCATGTGCAGCATGGAAGATCGAGGGTCTGATCCGCAGGGAAGGCTCGGCAGGCACGACTGTGCTGGTCAACAGCGCCACGACTGTCTTGGACAATACACCCGCTTGGGGCATGGCTCTCAGCGCAGACACGACCAACGGTGGCTTGAAGATTGAAGTCACTGGGGCAGCAGCTACCAACATTCGGTGGGTTGCCACCATCAACACCTCGGAGGTTACATACTAATGGCGATCCAGTTAAACCTTGAGACCAGCCAATATGGCACACCATTTGCTGGCGCTTACTTCCGCATCGTGACTGCGGCTGTCTCCCGTATGCGTGAGGGTGGCCCCAAGTTCACCGTGATGATTGATGTCGCTGGCTACGCCACTGGCACACCCGGTGACGACACCCGTGAAGTGGACTTCCGCCGCTACCATGCTGACCTGACTGAGGTTGAGGCATCATCCGGCGCAGCCTTCATGGACAAGTGCTACGCTTGGGTCATGACGCAGGAAGATATGGCAGGGAGCATCGCAGTCTAATGAGCATTGTCATCGACTACACAAAGGGTTTCTTTGAGCCTTCACCTGCTGGTGAAACAGTCGGTGACATCACGTCCAGCACTCTGGACCTGTCCACGGGCAACGTGTTCTCGGACGCCCCTGCTGCCAACGTGACGTATGTGTTCAGCAACCCGCCTGCATCTGGCACTGCCTACGGCTTCACGCTCAAGGTGACGCCCTCTGGGACGTATACTGTGACTTGGCCTGCCTCGGTTGACTGGGCTGGTGGTACGGCTCCTGACGCCCCTGCTAGTGGCGCTACGAATGTGTATGCCTTCTACACGCAGGATGGTGGGACCACTTATTACGGGTTCCTTGCTGGTGGGGCGATGGCATGAGTTTAGCACGCATGATGCAGATGGCTGCGGCTGGTGTGTCTGCTGCGGGTGGTGATCCCTATTTCAGCAACGTAACTTGTCTCCTGCATTTTGATGGCAGCAACGGTGGCACGACATTTACCGATAGCTCTGGAAATTGCACTATGTCCGGAGTTAATGCAACAACAACAACATCTGTCGTTAAGTATGGAACTGCAAGTGGAAATTTTACTAATACAGGCGCTTATGTTTATGTTTCGTCTGCATTAACTGGCGTTGCCGACTTTGGAACTGGAGACTTCACTGTTGAAATGTATGTATACAGAACAACATCTGCTAGAGACATATTTTTTGACACAAGACAAGACGGTCAAACATCGGGGCATTTCACTTTGTCTACACCGACAAGCGGAAGCAATTTGCAAATAGTGATTAACGCAACAATATACACTAGCACAAATGCAATACCAGTAAACGAATGGGTTCATATTGCAGCTACAAGAGAAGGTGGAACTGTTAGGGGTTTTATTAATGGAGTCTTAGACATTACATCCACAAATTCGTTTAGCATAACTGACGGGACAAATTCAACATACCCGCCACTTATCGGCGCAACAGGAAATCCGTGGGGGAGAGCTACTGCAAACAATCTTGACGGTTATTTAGACGAGCTTAGGGTGACAAAGGGTGTCGCAAGATATACTGCCAGTTTCACCCCGCCTACAGAACCTTTCCCAGATTCAGCATAGGAGAGACCATGTTACTCGTGAAAACAGCAAACGGACAGGTAGAGCAATTCCCTTACACGCTCGGAGACCTTCGCCGTGACAACCCGCAGACCAGCTTCCCGAAGAAGATCGGGGATGCTATCCTTGCCAGCTACGGCATCTTCCATGTGATGCCTTACGCACAGCCTGAGCATGATTCGCTTGTACAAGTTCTTGTACGTGACCCTGAGCCTCACCGTGAAACTCGGACGAAGCAAGCGGAAGATGAGGAACCTGCTGACGTAGCTGTTGGCGAGACCTACGAGACTGGCCGCTGGGTCATTGGCTACACGGTCGAGAACAAGCCACTGGACCAGGCTGAGACAGCGGTGCGCAACCAACGTGAGCGCCTCTTGTCCGACACCGACTGGATGGCCTTGAGCGACAACACCATGACGACTGAGTGGGCATCGTATCGTCAGGCGCTTCGTGATATAACGGCACAAGAGGGTTTCCCCTACTCGGTCATCTGGCCCACCAAACCGGAGTAACACATGCTTGGCTTTTCCCCACTCGCCTCCGCTCCGCTTGGTGATGATGGGGTTGTTGCCGGCGGCATTGTCATTGCGTCGGCGACAGTTTCTTGCGCGTCGGCAGTTTCCGCTTCCGCAAGTGTCACTTTTGCAGCATCAGCCTTGGTTGACGCATCTTGCGTCGTGCAGGCAAGCGCATCCGGCGGCAATGTTCTTTCGGCATCTGCGTCCATATCTTGTTCAGCGCAAACACTCGCGTCAGGTGCCCACTTGGCTTCCGCTGCCTCGTCGGCATCCTGCACAGGGCTGGTGTCTGCATCGTCCGTCCGGCTTGTCAATGTGGCAGCGTCGGCATCTTGCACGGGGCTGGTGTCTGCATCGTCCGTCCGGCTTGTCGATGTGGCAGCGTCGGCACCTTGCGCGGCGCAGACGCTTGCGTCAGGCGTTCGTTTCGCCCTGGCGCGTGCAACATCTGAGTGTGTGGCTGGCCAAAGTGCGGCTGCTGTCGTTAGTTTTGCGGCCTATGCAAGCCCGCAAGCATCTGGGCGGGTGTCGGCCAGCGCAAAGCGGCGAGTAAAAACAAGTGCGCTTTCTCAGGCATCGTGTATAGTGCGCCCAAGGGGAATTTTGCTTTGGGAGCCAGTTTTGCCGACGGCAGAGATTTGGACTTTGCAGTCAAAGCCGGCAGAAATTTGGACGCCGCAATCAAAGCAAGCAGAAATTTGGACGAGGGTTAGCTAATGGCAGACACAACAACAACAAACCTTGGGCTTGTGAAGCCAGAGGTTGGCGCATCCCGCAATACCTGGGGCGCAAAGGTCAACACCAACTTGGACACGGTTGACGCGGTTTTGTTTGGTTCGGCGGAAATCCAGCCGGATCTTGGCGCTGGTTGGGAAGTCGGTGGCGTTGCTGTGACTGCCACGGCTGCGGAGTTGAATATTCTGGACGGGGTGACTGCGACGGCGGCTGAATTAAACATTCTTGACGGCGTGACAGCCACAACGGCTGAGATCAATGTCTTGGATGGGGTGACGGCGACCACTGCGGAATTAAACTTATTGGACGGCGCCACCATTGCTCTGGCCGACATCACTGCAACGGCGACGGAGCTTAATTATGTTGGCGGCGTGACATCCGGCATCCAAGCGCAACTTGATGCAAAATATGTTGCGGCCACGCAAGACACCGCAACTTGGGAAGCTGGGTCAGGCACAACTGAGAGCCTTGTTTCCCCAGCTAAGGTTAAAGCTGCTATCACTTCTATTGCTGGTGTAACATGGGTTAGTCCAATTGCCACAACAAGTGGAACCTCAGTTGATTTTTCCAGCATACCCTCTGGCGTTACAACAATCTATGTTGGGTTTAACGAGGTTAGTTTAAGTGGTAGCACCAATAATCTGTTGGTACAACTAGGAGATTCTGGTGGTGTTGAGACAACTGGATATGTTTCAAGTGGAGAATGGTCTGGTAACGCAGTACAATCAACCTCTGGGTTTATTATTCGAGTTCTTTCAAGTGGAAGGAATGTATCTGGGGTCTTATTGTTTACTAGAATGGATGCTTCTGCAAACACTTGGGTGACATCCGGCTCTCTAGCTGTTGGTACTGCTATCTCTACGGTTGGAGGTGTTAAATCATTAAGTTCTGAACTTACCAGTGTTCGCCTTACAACGACTGGGGCAGAAACACTTGATAATGGCTCTCTTGCTATAGGGTACATCAAATGAACACCAAACAAACCCCCTTAACACTGTGTTTGTGGTGACACCATATGGACCTACTCAACACAATTATGCAGTGCTTTTCGCGTTAACGGTCTTGTGCTATATTTCGGCAGTCGTTTATTTTGGGAGATCAAGATGGCCACTTTTGACAACCGTGTGTTTGGCAACTGGCCTGTAGCGCCGGAGTAAGCATATGCCATTGATCCCGCTGCAACTTCCGCCCGGCGTGTTCCGCAATGGGACCGACTTTCAAGCCAGCAATCGTTGGCGTGATGCCAGCCTGGTGCGCTGGAAGGATGGCGCCTTGCAGCCTGTTGGCGGCTGGAATTTTCGGCAGACGCTAAACACGACGCCTCCACGGGCTGCGCTGGGGTGGCAAGACCTAAGTGCGGATCGCTGGGTTGCGGCCGGCTTCCACGACAGCCTGATTGCAATGACGGGAAGCGGGCTGGTTTACGATATTTCGCCATCTGACCTGGTCGCTGGCACGGTGGATGCAGAGGTGAACACGGGCTACGGCGGTGGCTTCTACGGCCTTGGCGACTACGGCACCGAGCGCGCCGATGACGGCCTGTTTTCTGACGCGACAACTTGGTCGCTGGATAACTTCGGCGAAAACCTGATCGCCTGCTCAACAGCGGACGGGCGCTTGTTGGAATGGGATTTAGACACAGCGGCAGACGCGGCTGTCATTGCGAACGCGCCAATCAACAACGCCGCCATGCTCGTAACTGACGAGCGTTTCATCTTTGCCCTTGGCGCAGGCGGCAACCCGCGTAAGGTGCAATGGTGCGACCGTGAAAACAACACGGTCTGGACGCCGCTTGCGACCAATGAGGCCGGCGACATTGAGCTGTCAATGTCAGGCCGCATCATGTGTGGCATCCGCACGCGCGGGCAATCGTTGATCTTGTCGGACACCGACGCCCACAGCGCAACCTATATCGGCGGTCAATTTGTCTATGGGTTCCAGAAGGTCGGATCGTCCTGCGGTGTCATTAGCCGCAAGGCGGCGGCAGCGGTTGACCGGGGCGTATTCTGGATGGGCAACAGCAATTTCCACGTTTACTCTGGCGGGGCTGTGCAGGACTTGCCGTCCGAAGTCGGCGATTACGTTTTCAACGACATCAACACTGCGCAGAAATCAAAAATTTGGGCCGTCAGCAACCAATCTTTCAATGAGGTTTGGTGGTTTTACCCATCAGCAGACAGCGTTGAGATTAATCGTTACGTCGTCTACAACTACGCCGACAACCACTGGACCATTGGCAGCCTGACGCGGACTGCGGGTTTTGACCTTGGCGCGTTTACTAGCCCAATTTGGCTTGCCGAGGATGGGTCAGCATTTGACCAAGAGTTTGGCTTTTACCTTGGCGGCGGATCGGCGTTTGCGGAAAGCGGGCCGATTAGCTTTGGCGCCGGTGACGCGGTTATGCGCGCAACCAGCCTTATTCCAGATGAGGCGACGCAGGGCGACGTGCAGGCGACCTTTAAGACGCGGTTCCACCCGAATGACGTGGAGCGCAGCTACGGCCCATACGCAATGGCCAACCCAACGTCAGTGCGGTTTACGGGCCGACAGATCAGGATGCGGGTTGAGGCGACCACGCTGGCCGATTGGCGCGTGGGCATCATGCGGCTTGACGCCGTGCCGGGTGGCCGTAGATGAGTTTTGGCTACAATCCCCCGCCAGTCACTAGCCCGCTTGACGTGTGGGCGCAGAATGTGGTGACGTATTTGCAGCGCACGGCTTCGCGGCTGGCATTCCGGCGCGGTGATGCACGCACGACAGATGAGGGTGTAATCCTGTGGGATGAAACCAACGGATACCCAGTCGTGTCTAAAGGTGGCGAGTATCGGCAGATTGTATTGG